AAACGGGACATAACCAATCTCTTTGTCAAGGAGCCTATGGGTCACAAGACATCTAATGTTTTGTTGCGTCTCGTTAACCGAACTGGTGTTAAGCAGCGTATGTACATTGAAAGAGCTGTCATAGCCCTTCGCAAGAAAGTCAATAATTATGATGGCACAACCTATGAGGTGGCGCGCGCTTGGATGTACCCTATACCAACACGTAAAGGGGATTGTGGCTCCTTGCTGTTCGTTGAACTATCTAACAGCAATTGTGAACGTATATGTGGCATACACATTGCTGGTAATACACGCACTGGTTTGGGGGCTTTTGTTTGCCAAGAAGACTTGATTCACATAAGAAATTATAATCCTGAGGCTTTGCCCTTTAAAGGCAACTTTAAAGAATTAGGTGAATGTCCCAATGTTCCTGGTCAATATGTGACTAAAATCATACAAAGTTCTCTACACGACACGTATTGCACTTCCGAGAAGTCTCCTGCAAAACTCCGGCCTTATATTGACAGCGTGACTAAGGAACCGATTAACCCCAGGTACAATGCCATTGAGAAATATGGTATTGAACCGGAGCATAGTGTCGACGCAGAACTTTTGAGCTTTGCTGTTGATAACTATTTTTCTGGACTTGAAAACTTAGTAGCAATAGATAAATGTGCTGAATTTAGGGTTTTAACTTTTGATGAGGCGGTACTTGGATGTGGCGCCGAAGACCCGTATATAAGGTCTATACCTCGTGATACTTCACCAGGTTACCCTTACAACATGAATCCAAAAGTTAAACGCTGTGGGGGCAAGAAATATTTCTTTGGTGATAAGGACGAGTATGACTTGAGTTCTCATGAAGCCCTCGAGCTTAGAGCTGAGGTCGAGCACTTAATTGCGGACGCTAAAGTTGGCCATCGCAATGAATTGTTTTACGTAGATGTACTCAAAGATGAATTGAGATCTAAAGCTAAAGTGGCGGCGGGTGATACTAGGCTGGTGTCGGCCTCACCATTGCACTATACGATAGCAGTCCGTATGTACTTTGCCAAATTTACTAGTTTCATTATGAGGCAAAAATTTTTGGCAGGCACAGCTATAGGTGTCAACCCTTACTCGAGAGATTGGGACCTGCTAGCAAAGTTTTTAATAGACAAAGGTAATAGTGTCATTGATGGGGACTTTAAATGTTTCGATGGCTCCCATTTGGCCATCGTCCATGAAGAAATCATTAAGCGTATTGTTCGCTTAATGGGTCTCGGTGATACCGATAGCAGAGTTTGTGAAATACTCTATGAAGACCTTTATAAATCCAAGCATGTCAGCGAAACCAATATGTATCAGTGGCAAAATTCCTTACCATCTGGTCATCCCTTAACTACTGTTATAAATTCTGTTTACAACAATATAGCTTTCAGGTATATTTGGATGGTTCTTCATCCCAAAGGAGTGCTTGGTATGCGAGATTTTAATGATTGCGTGAACCTGGTGACCTATGGTGATGATAATATCTTATCGGTTTCAGCGGATGCTGTTTCTTGGTATAATCAACAGACTTTCGTTGAGGCCTTTAAGGAGTTTGGTTTAACTTACACCACAGCAGATAAGCTGGACGTTACTTGTCCATCAAAATTTCTTGAGGAGTGTACCTTCCTTAAGAGAGGTTTCCGCTGGTCTACTATTGTCGCGAGGTATGTTGCTCCCTTGGCATTAAGTACAATTTTGGAGTCTCCCCAGTGGACAAAGCGGGGGGAGTTAGATGACGTGATACTTCGACAGAATATTGATAACATGCTTTATGAGTTTTCTTTGCACCCACAGGATGCTTATGAATGTATGTTGCCAAAATTTTTAGAGGCGTGTAAAAGCCACGCTAAGTATGTTCCACAAACAACAAATTATCGCTTGCTACACCGTATGGTGTGTGCACGTGAAGACTTTTATTAGTCGCGTGGGTGTCTGGTTACCTGTATATACTTGAAAATTATACCCTCTTAAAATTGTATATCCTTGCTTTCATCCATTAGAGCCTTCCCTATTTAGGGAGAGATGGGCTGGTGGCATTCCCACTAATATCTCACCAGAGGGTTATATCACACTTATAGGTGTAAGAGTGATGAAAACCGCACCTGCCAATAACAATAACAATACGAGTTCCATGACTCCTACTAACATGGCGCCTAATCAGGTCTGCAGCGAAAATGTAGACTGTAATACTAATCAGACAACTAATAATGACTCTTCTAATGTGGTGGACGAAACTCGTCAATTAGTTACTTTTCACAATGATCTTAATCCTGTCATTCACACTTTTGATCAACCTTTACCCTTATTACATGATGTTTTATCAACAGGTTCCGACGGTAACGAGTATTCTTTGAAGTCTTTCTTGGAGAGACCGCGTAGACTCACCGTCGTGACCTGGGCAACAACCGATGTTGCTAATGCAACCCTTTACACTGCTGCGGTCCCTTTTGATGTACTTAATAGCCCTATTTATTACGAGAAAGTTAAAGGCTTTATGGGCTTTCGTGCTACTACCATTTTTAGGGTGCAAATTAATGCTACTCGTTTTCAACAAGGTCGACTTTTAGTTAATTTTTTGCCACTCGGTCCGCAAGCTAAGTACGACGCTTGCGGTTTCTTAAATTACAAGACTCAGTGGCCCAAGGTTGAGTTTGATCTTTCAGTGGATACCGAGGTCATTCTCGAAATTCCTTTTATACATCCTGCATCATATTACAACCTTTTAGATGGCTCTAACACCCAAGGTTTCTTTCAACTCAATGTTTATTCGCCGCTTATTGATGTTGTGGGAGCCACAAGTGTTAAGGTCACAATAATGACGGAATTTAGAGATATAGATTTAGTTTATCCTGCGGCGCCCACCACTCTTTTCCCACAGGCGCCTGATATTCCAGTTAATCCTCGGAATCGTAGAGTTAGAGCTGGGGATAGAAGAAAACCCCTCTCTAAAAAAGCACCCTCTGATGTAGAGGCTGAAGCTATGGGAGTGTCCTCAGTCTCATCTTTGTTGTCCTCGCTAGCCGTTACTTCCCGAATAGCCAGCAACATCCCTCTTTTGTCTTCAGTGGCTGCACCAGTTGCCTGGGCTACTGCCTTTGTAGCTAGAGCCGCCCATTCTTTTGGGTTCTCTAATCCTCTTAATAATGCTCCCGCCAAGAGTGTAATTATAAAACCCACTTTTGCTGCTATTAATAGTTCTGGTGTTGACAATTCTTTCAATTTGGGTATTTTTGAAGACAATAAAGTTGAAACTTTACCGGGCTTTGCCGGTACTAATTTGGATGAAATGACTATTTCTTATCCCCTGTCTATACCTACTTATTTTACCTCCAAGACTTGGACAACATCGGATGTTGTTGGGACTAGGATTGACTTATTTTATGTTGGGCCTCAGAATTTCTTTTCCCCTGCTACCACGGCTACTGTATCAGGAGTAGCCGGTAGAACTGTCAATCATTTTCCTCCATGCGCTTATTTCTCTCAACTATTTTCTAAATATAGAGGATCCATGCGTCTAACCTTCAAGGTGGTTAAAACAGAGTTCCATACTGGGCGCTTAGTTCTTGCATGGAACCCTTATACAGCTGACGGGTTAACGTTTTCAAACATAGATTTCACGCATAAAGAAATTTTAGATCTGAGAATTTCTACAGAATTCACTGTTACTTGTCCTTGGGGTAATCCCCGTCAATATTTACGCGTTGGTGTTCCATATGGTTACCTGGCAATGTATGTGCTCAACCCCCTCATTGCTCCTGCAACCGTTTCTCCCTCCGTTCAAATATTATGTGAGGTTAGTTGTGCAGACGATTTTGAATTTGCCATCCCCAATCCCACTACTATGATGCCAGCATTTCCTGCATTCACGCGCCCGAGTGGCTTTGCAGCCATTTCACCAGAAGTTGGTTTGGATGACGAAGAGTTACCCTTTGAGCCTCAGGCTGGGGACATTGTTGAAGGCACTGCTAAGGCCTCAGTTCATTTAGTTGCGTCCGATAAGCCAATTGGTTCTTCTAATTTGTCAGACGTGACTATAGCACCGTCCAAATACTGCATTGGGGAACGTATAGTTTCCTTTAGGCAGTTGCTCAAACGTTCCGTGCCATTCCTTAGTATGTTTTGGACTAGTACAGCTAATTTAACAGATATTTTGACAGTTGATCCATGGTGTGTCGGAGTTGCTAATGGCCTTTCGGCAAGTAGCACGTATGGTCTTCTACCAGACTATTTCTCCTTCATAGGAGTTACTTATAGCATGATGCGTGGTTCTATTCGAATTAAGCGCATGTGTCTTATGGGGGAGACAGAAACTCAATCTGGTTGTATAACTGTCAATGACTGGTTCGGAAATATCCAACCTATGGCTATATCCACCACAGTTTCGCATATTTCTCTCAACAAACAGTTTATCCACCCCATAGTTCCTTACAACAATTTATATCATAACTATGAGGTTCAAGTTCCTTATTACAACGGAACTCATGCCTCAATTGTTACACCCATTGCCCCTGGTACTTTGCGTGGGTGGAACTACAATGATGTTCCACCATCATTTATCACAGTATCGACTACTTCCCCTCGAGTCGATCGTTCTATATCACTTTCTCGACAAATTGGCGAGGATTTTGATTTTGGTTTCTTTTCTGGAACCGTCCCCTTAGTAACTATTACTACAGGGGTACCCGCCGACGTGTACTATGGCTACTTTTAAGTAGCTTAGTCACGTGACTTTATGGTCTTCACCTGACCGACTAATCAGGGTGGTGTTTAATTACAACCACTCAACGTGTAAATAGTTTTTACTCCACTCTGATCGGGTGGAGCTTTTTATATTACATTAGATTGGTTTGTTTAGTGTAGCATTTCACTTTATATGAAATGAGCAATTTAAACCCATTGCTTGCCGCGCCTAGTCAGCGTTCG